CCAAAGATGGTAGTGATGAATTGAAAGAATTATATAAAAAAAATATAAAACTAGTTGATGAATTAAATATAAATAGAGATTATGAGTAATAAAATTTTACAACAAATTAGTAAATTTATTAGACTGCATCCTGATACTAAACATATCGGAGTAAATAAAGAGGATTTTGAAGATTTAATTAAACATCCTCAATTCCATTTGATGCGAGATTGGAAGTATGGAGATTATTTCCATTATTTAGGGAAAATTATTTACAAAATATAGGCAATAGTGATACATTTCCTTTGTTCATAAATTATCCTTGTGATCGTTGAAAAAAGACTGAATCCACACATTCTTGCTAACAGTTTGTGTGGATTTTTATTTTATGTGCTACAATCTCTCACTAGCCACTTGTTCCTTTGAATATGTCTCCAAATACCTAAAGAAGGGGCAAGTGTCTACTTCAGAATTTCTTATTAAATACCATCAAAACATACTTATCATTGAGTAGGTTTGTCATCTCACTATCAAACTTTCTTCATTTAATTGATCAAATTTGTCATTTAACTAACAAATATTCTTTATTTTAATTTATTACCATTATTGACATAATTGGTCATTTTATGTTAAATAGCTCCTACGGAGTTATCCGGCATAAATAACCGTCACTCAAACGAATTTGAGGCAAGTCACCGTGATGGGGTTAATAGTCAAAAGAGGAAAATATGACTGAAGAGATTCAACAAAGTGTGGATGTTCAAAGTTCAGTAAATTCTGAGCCAAGTCAATCGTATGCAAGTTCAAACGATCAGACGCCTACGGAAAAAATGCTTTCTCAATCAGAAGTAAATAATCTGGTTGGCAAAGTCAAGCATGAAGCTTATGAGCGCGGTAAAAGAGAAAGTCTAGGAGGGATGAAACCTTCAGAGCATGTGCAGCAAAATACTTTTGGTGGTATGCCGCAACAAATGACTGAAGAACATATTGCTAAAATAGTAAATGAAAGTTTACATAATTTTAGTCAAGAAGCTCAAAGAACCGCTCAAGAAGCGCATGCGCGTCGACAGGCAGAAGAAATTACGGGATCGTTAGCACAAAAATGTTTATCGGTGCCAGATTTTGAACAAAAAATGCAGGGTTTTGAATGGCAAGGTATTACACCTTTTATCCCTTCTCTTGCCTCGAAGGATAATCCTGGTGAAATATTGCTTGAGTTGAAAGAAAATCCAGAAAAAATTGCTCAACTGGCTTTTTTACAACGCGAAATGCCTGCTGCTTATGAGAAAAAGTTAAATGATTTATCTCAATCTATAAAGATGAATCAAATGGCTGGTAAGCGACCCACTGCGCGAGAACCTTTAAGTCAAATTACTCCTTCTGTTACTGGTAAGGATAGTGGCTCTTTGACTGTTAAAGATTTGCGTAATCACCCAAAATTCAGGGTTTAATTAATAGTTGGCGAGCCATTATCTCTAAAACATTTTCTTTTGGAGATTATTTTAAATGGCTACGCCTACTAATATTTTACAGACAGTACAAACTTATCAACGTTCTGGTCTTGCATTCCTTGAAAACTTAAATTGTTTAATAGCGGATGTTGTTAATAGTAAATTCAAAGATTTCGAAAACTTTACAGCTAACTTGGGATCAAGCGTAAGCTTTGATATTCCTCCACGTGCTGTAACCAACCAAGGTTTAGTAGCGACTTTCAATCCTGCTGTTCAGTTGATTAAAACTTTATCGGTAACTCAAGCAGTTAACAGCTCTATTGCATTTACTGCTCAAGAGCGAATCTTCAATGTTGAAAAAGAAGGCGATGAATACATCAATATCTTTGGTGAAGCTAACATTAAAGAAATTGCAAATACGATCGAAATTGATTTGGCCAATCAAGCACAAAGTGGTGTGGTTTATCAAAGCGGTCCAAATGCTGGTCAAATGCAAACTGATTCAGGTCCTTTCCGTTTCTTTGGTAATGGCACGACACCAATCAATAGCTATCAACAATTAGCTCAAATGATAACCAACTTTAAAAACTGGGGTTCTGTAACTCACGGTATTAAAGTAATTCTTCCAGATACAGCAGTTCCAGCTATCGTAGGTAGTGGTTTGAATGAATTTGCTCTCAAGCGAAATGATGATATTGCTATGTCATGGTTTGTTGGTGATTTCGGTTTCCCACCTGTTAAATATTATCAATCTAACTTATTGCCTGTTCATACTTCAGGTACAGTTGGTAACGGTGCAAGTACATTAGGCGGTGGTAAATTAACAGTAGTTTCTACTAACGATCCTACAGGTGCAAACATCACACAAATTACTTTCAGTGGTGCAACCGCGAATGATGCTAATGCTATCTTCTCTGGTGATATGGCTCAGATCGTATTTGGTGTTTCTGGTCAACCAAATGTGTATTTCAATACATATATCGGAAGTGCTATTTCAGGATCTCCTGTACAAATCCGTGCAGTAGGTAATGCTGGTGCTAATAGCTCTGGTCAAGTAACGGTGACATTGTCTAGTCCATTAACTACAAGTCCTGTTCAACGTTTAAATGGTGCTATCCAAATTTCAACCAACATTGTTGCTGGTATGCAATTCCAATTCTTACCAACTCATCAATGTGGTTTAGTTGTAGGTGGAGATGCATTCTATTTAGCAATGCCACGTTTGCCAGATCAAGCTCCTTACTACACAGCAGCTGAATATGACGAATCAACTGGTGTTTCTATGCGATTAACCTACGGTTCTCAATTTGGTCAAAACTCAACGGGTTGGATTTATGATGCGGTATGGGGATCTCATTTAGTTTCTGAGTTCTGTATGCGTATTGCTTTCCCTTTGGCTTCTTAATTTAAATTGATGAGGAATATGAAATGAGTATCATTACAGATCCTATTGTCAATTTGCCATTTCTTTATATAAATGGTTTAAATATGTCTCAAACCACTGCTACCGCAACTTCGTTTGCGGTTTCAGCTGGTCAATGTCGTGACAATACAAATACTTATGATTTAACCCTAAAATCTAATACTACCGTAAATGTAAATTCTATTGGTTTAAATGGTTTAGATACTGGAACTTTTGCAGCTAGTACTGTTTATTATGTTTATTTGATTGCAGATTCCCAAGGGTATAATCAAACAGGCGTTATTATTTCTACAAATAAAACTTTGCCTGCGATGCCCAATCCTCTTAATCCAAAAGGATCTTATACGGTTTATCGTAGAATTGGTTCATTTGCTTCTTTAAATACACCGAACGTTCCTATTTTCTATCAAATAGGCAGTGGTAGTACGAGAGAATTACTTTACGATTCTCCTGTTCAAGTGGCTTATACCCCTACGACATCATTTAGTACATGTTCGTTAGCAGTAGCAGTTCCAAGTTTTGCTCCAATTAAAGTTAGTTTAAGTATCGCTTATAATACTTCTGTTGCTGGCGGACAGATTAATGCGCGCGCTTATAATCCGGCTGGTGGTCTTGAGTCGCAAATTAATTTAAGTGCAGTAGTAGCAACTGAAACATCACGATTTGCACCATTTGACATGATAGCGATGTTGAATAATGGAGCTCCTACTATTCAACTTCAAACGGCAAATACAAGCGATATAATTACCATTTTAGTAAATGGATTTGTTGATAACTTATAATAAGAAAAAATGAGAAATGACCTATACTGTTACCCAACTTATCACCAATGCATGGTACACATCAGGAATCGTTGCTCGTAATCTTCAATCGGTTACGGGTGATCAACTCTATGATGGATTGTCCATGCTCAATGATGTATTGGGTATCAAAACAGCCAATTCTCCATTAATTCCTTATTACACAGTTTATGATGGCGTGTTTGTGCCAGGTCAGGAAAAATATTTTATTCCTAATCTGGTACAAGCCGATTCATTAACTTTTACGATTGATACGGTTCGTTATTCTACTTCTACCGTTAGTAGAAGAAATTATTTTGGATCTCCAAGGGTCAATAATATTGATTCACTTCCTTTTAGTTACACATTAGTACGTGTGTTAGGAGGAACTGATCTATATGTTTATTTCAACCCGTCCAATGCTTTTGATTTTCAAATAGTCGGCCAATTTGGTTTAACCGAAATTGCTTCCAATCAATTATTACTTGATTTGGACACAATGTATGACCGCTTCTATATCGTATATTTACGGTATGCCTTAGCGGAATATATGACAGAAGAATATGCACAAACTTTCCCTCCAGGGGCTCGTCAGAAATTACGAGAATTTGAGTCTGTGATACGCGATATCAACCCACTCGATCTCAGTATGAAAAAAATGAGTTCACTTGCTGGTGGAGGAGGAATTAATTACGGTGACATTAATATTGGTCGTGGTTGGAGGCCATAGTTGACGCCCACCATTATTTAAAATAAGATAGTCTTTCTTTTTATTAAGGAGATATCTTATGAACGAAATAGTAAAAATTTGTGTAAAACATGGTGAGTTAACGAAAGAACAAGTAAGGAAAGAAAAGAAAAGAAATGGAATTTTATTAAGATGTAAATTATGTCGATTAGAAAAAGATGCCAAATGGAGAGAAAATAATAAAGAAAAACATATAGCTGCATCTACCAGATGGAAACAAAACAATAGAGAACAATATAACAAATGGCTTAGAGACGACAGAAAAAAATATCCAGAAAAATATAGAGAAAGAGAAAAACTACAAAGAGAAAATGACAAAGAAAGAATAGGAATAGATGTATATCGTTCACGAGAAATTATAAGGCGCAGAGGTTTAACAAAAGAACAATATGATGAAATGTTTTTGGCACAAGATCATAAATGCTACATTTGTAGCAATGAAGAAACTCGTAAGTCTCGTAGTGGAGAAATTGCGAAGCTTTGTGTCGACCATTGTCATAAAACTGAGAAAGTTAGAAAACTTTTGTGTCATTCTTGCAATGCTGGCATTGGTTATTTCAAAGATGATTTGGAATTATTGCAAAAAGCTATCGCTTACATTAAAGAACATCTGGAATAAATTCATAAAGTGGAGGGATTCCCTCCATGGCAAATAAATCAGTAATAGGACAACAACTTCCTTTAGGAATGGTGGGTTCAACTGTTTTTGGACGATATCCATTAATCTCTGTTGAACAAACATTTAATATGATTATCTCAGATGGGTATTTAGTACCCTATGCTGGATATGTTTTAGCTACCACTATTAATCCTAATTCCATACAAGGAAGAGGTCTTTTCAGTAGTACAAATTTTAATCATTTAATTACAGTAGTAGACGATCGCGTTTATAGTGTAGATGTTAATCTACAAGTAAGATTGATTGGTCAATTATTAACCAATAGTGGCGATGTTTATATTGCTGAAAATAATGCAAATCAAATTGCCATATGTGATCAGCAAAATATTTATATCTTCAATACGGCAACAAATGCTTTTTCATTAATTACGACTGATTTCACGCCAAGTTATGTAGCGTTCCAAGATACACGTTTTGTTGCTGGTGTAGCCAATTCAGCTTCTTGGAGATTATCTGGAAATAATGATGGAACTTCTTGGCCATTTGATGCCGCTCATGTCGGAGCTTTTCAAACCAAACCAGATAATGTAGTAGCTACTTTACCTATTCCTGGCAAAAGTAATCTCTTATTTGTGATGGGCGAGAATGTGACAGAAATGTGGTTTGATGTAGGCGCACCTAATTTTCCTTATCAAAAAAATACTTCATTTAATATTGATTATGGATGTGTGAATGCAGCAACCATTGCTTATTTAGATGAGGTTATTGTATGGCTGGCTCAAAATGAAAATTCTGGTCCAGTTCTAATGGTATCAACCGGGGGAGATCCTCAAAAGATTTCAAACGATGGTATCGATTTCCAATTGGCTTCTCTTAAAAATCCTGAAGATTCTTATGGATTTTTATTTAGACAAGATGGTCATTTAATTTATCAGATTACTTTTCATTCTGATAATTTAACCTATGCGTTCGATTTTAATACGAAGAAATTCTTTAGTATTACAGATGCTCAAATGAATTATCATTTAGCTAAGCGCATTGTATTTTTTAATAATACTTATTATTTCATCAGCTTTGTGGATGGAAATCTGTATGAATTTAGTACGAAATATACGACAGGCAATGGAAATGAGTTGCCAAGAATTCGCATTTGTCCGACTACAATATTGCCTGGGTTAAGAAGATTTATTGTTAATAATTTAACTTTTAATATTGAACAGGGTATAGATAACAATGTTCGTTCAGTGGATGTAAGTGCTTCTTATGATGGTGGTTATACCTTTGGATCGGCATATCGTTATAATTTATTTCAACAATCCCATTTTGCTAATACATTAGATATGTATCAATTAGGATGTACTAATAAATTTACACCACAATTTCGTTTTTGGAGTAATGGCAGATTTGTAATTGGTGATGGTTCATTGGAGGTGTATCAATGAGTTTTATTCCAAATTTTGTTCCAACTACATTTGTAAAACCTGATCTTTATTTAACAGATGCATGGCAAAGTTGGTTTTCTCAATTAATTTTCCAATTGCAATCTTCAATTGGTCAATATGGATTTTATCCAACATCCTTAACTTTATCTCAGATTAATGCTTTGCCAGTGGCTAATACGATTGGCGCTATTGTGTATTGCTCTGATAGTAAAAAATTTATGGGTAATCAAGATGGCGTAGCATTTAAAACATTTACTTTAACATAGGTGATATATGGCAGTAGTAACTCCTTTAAATTCAGCTTCTAATCCAAGTGGAATTGGAATGTCATGGAATCCAGCGAAGAAAGGAATTAACCCAAATATTGTTGGAGGAATAGGTAGTATAGCTGGTGGATTATTTGATTTAGGTAATGCATCTAATCCGGCAGAAGCCGCATTGCCATATGTAGATCCTTATTTGCAAGCAGGACAAAAAGCGCTAGGTCAATATGGTGATATTGCTAATAAATTAACGGGTAATTTAACACCACTTCAAGAACAATTTATGTCGTTGATTGGAAATCCTGGAGAGTTTATAAATAAGATTGGTGGTGGTTTTCAGCATTCACCTGGCTATCAAGCTCAATTACAGGAAGGTGAACAGGCTGCTGCTAATGCTGCTGCTGCTGGAGGTATGGCTGGTTCTCCACAACATCAAAAATATGCAAGCCAGATTGCATCTGATTTAGCCAATAAAGATTATTATAATTGGTTGGCGCCTACTTTAGGTTTATATCAAACTGGTTTAGGTGGTTTAGGTAATTTATTTAGCCAAGGATATCAAGGATTGGGAAATATCTCAGGTCTAGGAGAAGATGCTGCTACTAAATTAATTCAAGCGATGACATCTGGACAATCAGCGCAACAAGAACAGCAAGGTGCAGGATTTGGAAATATTATAGGCGGTATTACAAGTTTATTGGATTTATAAGAGTAATTTATTATGGCATACATTAGTCCTTTGCAATCAGCTATGCAAAATGCTGTGAAATTTTCTAGCGATTTACAAAACTTGCGTGCGCAAGAAACTGCTCGACCATTTCTTGAGCCAAGTTTGCAAGAAAAATTACGTCAAGCCCAATTGGCTACCGGATTAAAACAAAATGAATTGAATTATGCGCCACGCATGAGTGCAGCTGAATTAGCATTTAAACAAGCACAAGCGCCTCATTTAAATGCAAGTACTCAAGAAATATTACAAACGATTGCTGATAAAAAAAGACAACAACAATTAGCAGAAGAAAATCCTTTGTTGGGACAAACTGGTCCAGCAGGGCAAATTGGCGCATTAATGTTTTTGCAAAAATTGAGAGATCAACAACGAGCTAATGCTCCTCAACAATTTGAAGAAACAGAATCTCCTAATATTTCTTCATTTGCTGATCAATTAAAGAAAGTTTATGGATCGGGAGATCAAGCGCCTCAACAAATTGGAATTGGTGAACAACAACAAAATCCTTTACAGGATTTATTTAGACAAAATTTACAACAGCAACCTAATATTGTTTCAAAAACACCGATCCAGGCTCAACCAAATCAATATGATCATTTAACAGACTTATTACAAAAAAGTATTGAAAATAAATTAAATCCATCTTTTGGCATTACCGGAGTAGGTGCAGGGCCAAAAGAGCAATTATTTTTTGAACAAACTGTTAAAAAAGACAATCCAAATCTTACAGATGATCAAGCATACGAAGCTGCAAATGTTATCGCAAATGGTGGTGATTCTCTTTCAGATGGAACTAAATTAAATATATCGCAACGTGCTTTAACTTCTTTGGACCGATTAACAAAAGGAACTACTACTACGGCGGCACTTAATCAAGCTATTCGTGGTACACAAGCTGAAAGAGAATTGGATGTTTTAAATAATTATGCAACTAAAGGATTAGCACCTTATGGAGATACATTTGCTGATATGAATCCTAAGCAAATTGCCGATACTTTCAAATCAGATAAAGCATCTCAAGAACGTTTAGGAAGATTTGTAGCTGCGCAAGGATTGCAATATGAAATTGCACAACAACGTATTAAATTAGCTAATGGCGAACCTGGCGTAACTTCAACCAATGAATTAATTAATTTATCAAAACAAACGATTAATGCTAAATACCCAAGATTAAGTAAACAAGCTCGAGAAGAAGCAGCTCGTTATATGGATGAAGCATTAAAAGCTGGTTTTAATGCCCGACAATCTGCTGGTTTAGGCGCGTTTTCTTATCGAGGTGGGAATGCTCCACAAGAAACATCTTCACAAGGATATGACAAAATTTATAATCCAAAAACTGGGAGGATAGAGTAATGCCTATTATTAAAGTTCCTGGTCATGGTAATGTTAAATTTCCCGATTCGATGTCGGACGAAGAGAT